GTATTTTTGCTAAATTCTTTTTTAGGCCGATAATATTCCCGTTAGTAGCTATGTTATTAACAGATTTTTTTAATATTGCCGAATATATCAGATTTATTCCTTCTGTACGTGCGTATGAATTCGGCTTAACCATATATATAGCAATATTTGAGATGATATACCAAGGCATTTTAATTATTTGGGACAAATATAAGTTGCATATAAGCTTTATTTTTTACATAAGTGAGATGGACAAGTCTGATGTTGTGCCGTGTGCTAGAGGTTGTGAAGGTGTTTTTATGATAAATTATTTTATTAAGCTGCATGGTAATTTAAATAGATTAAACAAATGTAAGATGTATTTAGATACGAATCCTATTCTTGGATCGCAAACAAGATCAGATTATTATTGTGAAGGAAATACTGTGGTTTGGGACTTAGATAAAATTAGAAATAGTTGTAGCGCAAAAATGTTAAAATCAGGTAAATTAAGTTTGATAAAGGAGAGAGATGAATATATCTCGTTAGAATTGAGACCTAAAATAAACAAGAAGTGGGGGATTATTTTTGAAACAAACGGTTTCAGAATTGATGAAGGAAGGGATTAGAATTACTAGATGGGAAGATACGACGGGCAATACTTTAGATGAGATAATAGAAAAATTATCTAGCATACCAGAAAATAATAATGATAATGCTTGTACTAGATATTTAGATTGGGAGGTAGATAAAATATTTGAAAGTAATATAAATATAGAATTGAGCGGCCAAAAAATAGAATATAATGCTTTTAAATTTTCATTTACATATGTTCCTGTTGGGTATCAGAAAGATGATGACGTATCATCTATTAAAACTGGATTCATAATTGTGTATAAGAGTAAGGGTAAGATAAGATATATAATAGATAAAAATTCTGATGCTCTTTCTATGTTAAGAAAAAAATTATCTTATACAGGAAGAAGTGAAGTTAGACGAGATACTTATCCATTTAAGAAATATCACTTTATATGGCTAATAGGTAAAATATATATAGGAAACAATATTTTAGAGGGATCTGAGGGACTAAACGATTTAAGTATCTGTACTATTCGAGGGTTTAAGGGTGATACGGAAAATTCATTGGCAACGATTAAAGCAGAAGGAGAAGATGTAATTAAGAGCCTTAGCACTTCTTGTTTTTTGATAGAAAGCGATAAGTTAGATCAGATTAGCATGGAGATGGAATATAAACATTATAAGAATATAAGTGTCAAATTAATGAACAAAACCATAAATTTATTAACTAATAGGTGTCTTGGTGTATCTAGCGACAAAGATATTTTTGAGCTTATATTAACTTTATATATTGAAATAGTGCCTATAATAATACAAAATTATGATAATGAAGTTTCATCAGGTCAATGGAATGAGGAAAAATATACAGAATTTTTAAAACGCGTTGCCGAAGATGTAAACACAGGAATTAAAAGCAAGTTAAAAATATCGACTGGAGAAGAGTAAAAATACAAATTTATATTACAAGTTTTTAAAAACCCACCTACTGATAATTTCAGATTGAAATCTTATATTTTTCAAATATTTTTAAAGAATCATTAGTCGCACCTCACGCAGGTGCGTGGATTGAAGTTGTTAGATAAATAATGAAAACCGCTCGATTAATTAAGCGAGCGGTTTTTAAAATCTTCTACGTAGTTCTATAACTTTACCAATTATATGTATGGGTTTATCTGCAATGTCATTTTTATCATAGTACATAGGCTCATATTTTAAATTTAGAGACACAAGGCTTATACCGTCCTTGTGTTTTATTATTTTTTTACATGTTGCCTCGTCACCATTAACGCAGACTATAGCTATGTCTCCAGAGTTAACGTCTTGTTGTTTACGGACTATTACGACATCTCCAGCATCCATTGTGGGAGACATAGAATCTCCTTTGATTTTCAAAGCAAAATAGTCACCTTGAGATGCAAGTTTAGGTGATATCTCTTCCCAACCGATAATTTCTTCAATCGCCGATATTGGGATACCCGCTATAACAGTACCTAGTATGGGTATTTTAATAGCTTTATTGGATTGATCAGATCTGGAATCATTTTTATATCTCCTTTTTGATTTAATTTTACAAAGAATTAGACATAAAAGTAAAGATAATAGTTTTATCTGACAAATTAATGGGCAATATAAGTTTAGAAATTGTAGTATATTTGGGTATAACTTGTTATAATTATTGGTGAAGAAGGAGATAATATGGGGGTGTTTAAAGATGGAAGAAAAAGAAAAGTTGCTTAAAAAATCTAAAGAAATTTTTAGCTTAGTTAGTTGTATGTATTGTTATTATAGTGGTCCTTATAAAATTGAAACTGTTTGCATTCTATTATGTAATGCTTGGGAATTAATGCTGAAAGCTTATATAATCGGTAAGAAGGGGAAAGAAGGAATAGTATATAAAAATAAACAGAATAAGGGTAGGACTATTGGATTAAATGAATGTATAAGTAAAGTATTTACGAATAAGCATGATATATTACGTAAACATTTGGAGTCTGTAATTAGATATAGAAATTCGGTTGTACATTATACAGTTGATAGTTTTGACTTATCTTTATACTCTAAAATAGAGTATTGTATAGTGAATTTTAAAGCGAAAATGTGTGAACTTCACAATGTTAATATGTCCGATATGATAGTTAACCAGGCTAATGAAGAAATCTTAAAAAATGATGTCGATTTGTATAAGTATAGTAAAAAGAGTTTGTGTAGGGAAATAAATAATGTATTGAAATCTTTGGGAATTGAGTTTAAAATCGATAGTCAAACCTTTGAATTGTTTGATAGGGTGTACGGAATTAAAGAAAATAAAGAGTATTGTCTTATAAGTAATGTTAATAACAGGCCATCTTATAGATATTCATCAAGAGTTTTAAATTTTATCGTAGGATTGATACAAAAAAATCCTAACAATATTAAAGAAGTCTTAAAGAATAAAATAAAAAAATAAGCTAACCCCAGGGGCAAAGGAATTCTTGGTTTAATTTATTAAATTAAACCTACTCCTATTTAGGAACCCAGCCTTATCCATCCCAAGTTAGCTTACATTTATATAATATGTACATATCGTGTATATTATTCATATACACTTACATTGTACAATAAGTAATTTATAAAATCAATATTTTGTAGGTAAAAATCTGTTTAACTAGGCTTATTTAAGTTGGTTATTTTACTCGGAAATATAAGTTTACATAGAATTTTTAGACGTTTCGCGAAGTTATATTAAAACTTGATTGTAGTAGAATAATTGGTATTGCTATTTATAGATGAATTATGTAGAATATTAGTGTTCGCAAAAATAGTATGTCTATTTATGATTAGCAGCTGTTTTTAAATTTAACGGTCGCACCTCACGCAGGTGCGTGGATTGAAATTTATTTGTGAATTATTTGATATAAGTCGCACCTCGTCGCACCTCACGCAGGTGCGTGGATTGAAATGATTCTATTTCCAATGTTAGGCATAAAAAAATTGTCGCACCTCACGCAGGTGCGTGGATTGAAATAATAATTAAATCTGATGTTGGTTTTCTGGTCCCGGTCGCACCTCACGCAGGTGCGTGGATTGAAATAAAGATAGACTAAAAGAATTACGTCTTTCAAACAGTCGCACCTCACGCAGGTGCGTGGATTGAAGGTGTCAGACATATAATAAAACCCCACTTGAAATTAATCAGGTGGGGTTTTAAAATCTCCGTCTAAGTTCTACGACCTTTCCGATTATGTGTATGGGTTTATCTGCAATGTCATTTTTATCGTAGTACATTGGTTCGTACTTTGAGTTTAATGATACGAGGCTTATACCGTCCTTGTGTTTTATTATTTTTTTACATGTTGCTTCATCGCCATTAACGCAAACTATAGCTATGTCTCCAGAGTTAACGTCTTGTTGTTTACGGACTATTACGACATCTCCAGCATCCATTGTGGGAGACATCGAATCACCCTTGATTACGAGAGCAAAATACTCTCCTTGAGATGCAAGCTTAGGTGATATTTCCTCCCATCCTATGATTTCCTCAATCGCCGATATGGGTATACCAGCTATAACCGTACCAAGTATGGGTATTTTTACGCAGGCTTGTACGTTTAGACCAAGACCATTTTTATATGATATTAATTTAGCTGAACTAATAACTTGTATAGGTTGCTGTGCATTGATAAATTCAATATGATCTTGATCATTTAATAGTACGGATTCGTTGATATCTAACGCTTGAGCAATTAATCTTATTTTAGATCGTGGTACATCATTGATACCTGTTTCGATCTTATTTATCGTAGATCTAGCTTTATAACCGCACCTTTTTGCCAATTCATCTTGCGACAATCCACGCATTAGTCTAATACGTTTGATTTTATCTCCTAGTTTCTTTTTTTCAATAATATTAGTATCCATATCTAAATTATAGTAAGCAAGATATTAAGCAGTCAACAAAAATTGATTTTTTTGTAAAAAAATGTTGACTTTACATAAACAAGGTGGTAAAGTGTGATTGTAGATTAATAATAAACATAATGGACATGGAGGTGAGCAAATGGATAATATAAGGCTAGTGGATTGTATACACAAATCAGGATTAAAACACAAATACATTGCAGGTCAACTGTCATTAAGTAAGCAGGGGTGGAGTAATAAAATCAACAATAGGACAGAGTTTAAGCTGTCAGAAATTAAAAGATTATGCGCATTGCTTAACCTTGATAGTAAGCAGAGAGATCATATTTTTTTTGAGGATTAAGTAGATTTAAAATATACAAAGTTATGATAAATTACAATAAATTATGTTAAGTAATGATAAGTAACAAAATAATAATGGCGTAAGGTTGGAAAAAGAAAAGGCAAGCCAATAACTAAGCTTACCTTCTGGTTGGATCATCTGACAAACCAAGTAAATAGTCTGTGGATACGTTAAAATATTTTGCTAATTTAAAAAGATTTGAGGCTTTAGGCTCAATATCACCGTTTTCATAGCGTTGATAAGTTCTTTCATTTATATCTACATCTTTAGCTACTTTAGATTGTGTCAAGTGTAGAGTATTTCTCATTTCTCTTAATCGTTTTTGTAAAATCATACAAAAATTCTCCTAAAAAATTTTATATAAATACTTGACACGGCAAAAAAGACCTGTTAATATGGCTTCATAAACATAAGGCAAATTTGCCGTATACAAAATAAGAAAGGAGGGCAGAATGATCAATAAGTTAAAAAAATTGAGATTGAATGCTGGATTAACTCAAAATTATATTTCTCATAAAGTGGGTTTACACCCACGTAACTATCAGAAAATAGAACAAGGTAAACATCTACCAAGAGTGGATAGAGCATTAGCTATAGCAAAAGCATTAAACACCACGGTGGAAGAACTATTTAGTAATGATAAATTACGTTAAGTAATGATAAGTAACATAATAACATAAAAAGGAGATTGAGACAAATGGCAAATGATATTTTATACACTGTACCCGAGGTATCAAAATTGATTAAAACCAATCCATCTTATGTTTACACATTAATAAGATTAGGATTACTACCAGCGCTAAAACTTGGGAGTTTAAAAGTAAGGAGGACAAGCCTATTAGATTTTTTAGAAAGGTTTGAAGGCAAGGATTTAACAGATTTGGAACATATAAGAGATTTAGAAACAGGAGTGTAAAAGTATGATAAGAAAACAAATAGAATCTTTAATTGGACAAGTTGATGATAGGACTTATGCCGAGGCTCTGAAAATGACCGAGGCAGATATTAAAGCTAATAGGTTAAGCTTTAATCTGAAAACACAAATAGAAGACTTTATTTTAATCCTTATTAACTCTATTAAGATAATAAGGAGAAAATAAAATCTCCAAATAAATAAAAAGCAATTGCATTATATCAAATATTTAATAATAAGAAAAGTTTTTTAACAAATAAAAATGTATGAGGTATGGATCCGTTAACTGATGAGTTGGTAATAGCTTATAGTGTACAACCAAACGATACAGAGGTAAAAATAGTCAAACTAAAACTAGAAGAATGGGACAAGGATGAATTAAAAGATATACTTGCGGGGGATTTTGTAACCTTTGAGACGTTAGAGGTAGTCACACCAGAGGAACTATCAGATGTAGCATCTGATTGGATAAGCTTTAATGATGATCTGACAGATGATGAGTTTATAGATTCTTGTGTAAAAAATATAACTAAACAGTAATGGAGGACTGAAATTTATGATATTAACTTTTAAGCTAGATTCTAATGATACTAACGGGATTAAAAAATTAATCGCTCTTTGTGAAAATTTACTAAGTTTTGAAGAAACAGCTACCCCGGAACTTGAATTTGTTAGGGAAGAACCTAAAACAGATATTAAAATTGATGACTTGAGGAATGCATTAATAAAGTTAGCAAAGGATAAAGGGAAAGAAACTGCCAAAGATTTACTAAATGAATTTAATGTTGAAAAACTTACAGATGTAAATACATCTGACTATGATAGATTATTACAGCGTATACGTGAGGTGCAATAATGTTACATGCTAAATTATCAGCAAGTGGTGCTAAAAAGTGGATCAATTGTCCTTTATCAGTAGTGCTGGAAAGTAAGATGCTGAATGAAGAAACACCATATGCAAAAGAAGGAACTTTAGCCCACGAATTAAGTGAATTAAAGCTTAGAAGGGAATTAAATCTAATAGGTAAAGAGTCTTATGATACCGAAGTTAGTAAACTTGATTATGATGATGAGATGGACAAGTATACAGATTATTACTGTGATGTAGTGATGGAGATTGTAAATAAATATGATCGCAATTATAGCACGGTCAGACTAGAGGAAAAGGTCGATTTTAGTCCATGGGTGCCAGAGGGATTTGGGACATCTGATGTAATCATTATATCGGATAACACCGCGGAAGTAGTTGATCTCAAATATGGTAAAGGTGTTAAAGTATCTGCAGATAACAACCCTCAATTAATGCTCTATGCACTAGGTGTATTAAACGATTACAATTATATTTGTGATATTAAAGAGGTTAATTTAACAATTGTACAACCTAGGCTGGATAGTATATCTAGTTTTAAGATAAATGTTTATGATCTGCTTGAGTGGGGTGAGGACATAAGAGTTAAAGCATTAAAAGCTTTTAACGGTGATGGTGATTGTGTAGTAGGGAAGCATTGTGATGAAGGATTTTGTAGAGCTCGCCCTATATGCAAGGCTTATGCTGATGAGAGGTTAAAGATAGCTAAATATGATTTTAGAGATCCGGCGGAATTAAGTTCTGATGATATAGCAGATATCCTCGGGACTGTAGATGAGCTAGTTAGATGGAGTAAAACAATTAAAGAATATGCTTTAACTAAGGCTTTAAGCGGTGAGGAGTATAAGGGATTCAAACTGGTTGAGGGGAGGAGTAATAGAGCCTTTAATATAGATGACTCAGAAGTGATTGAGATTTTAAAAGGTGGAGGTTTTAAAGAATCTGAGGTTTGTGAGACAACTCTTAAGAGTCTAAGTAGTCTCGAAAAAATGATAGGTAAAAAGAATTTCAAAACTATGCTGGGCAGTCATGTTATTAAACCTATGGGCAAACCTACCCTAGTACCAATAGATGATGTAAGACCTGTATACAATAGTGCAGTTAACGATTTTAATAACATTTAATAAGGAGAGTAAGACATGGAAAATTTGAATACAAAAGTAATCACAGGGAAAGTAAGATTTAGTTATGCAAATGTATGGGAGCCAAAAAGTATAAACGGAAGTAATCCTAAATATTCAATATCTTTACTAATTCCAAAATCGGATACCCAAACATTAAATAATATAAAACAGGCAATTGAAAATGCTAAAAAAATAGGTTTGAGTGTTTTTAATGGTAAAGTGCCAGCAAATCTTAAAACACCACTAAGAGATGGAGATATTGAAAAACCAGATGATGAGATTTATGCAGGTTGTTATTTTGTAAATGCAAATAGCGTTAATAAACCAGGTATGCTGGATAAATATAAAAATCCAATTACTAACCCAGAGGATTTCTATAGTGGCTGTTATGGATATGCATCAATCAATTTTTACGCTTTTAATACTAATGGTAATAAAGGAATAGCTTGCGGACTTAACAATCTCATGAAGATAGAGGATGGGGAACCATTAGGAGGACGAGTAAGTGCTGAGATAGATTTTGAGGGAATTGATGTAGCAACTTTAAACGCAGAAATGGATGAGATATTCGGATAATGAGAACACTCGCGATAGACATTGAAACTTATAGCGATATAGATATTAAAAAAGCAGGGGTCTATGCTTACGCAGGATCTACTGCTTTTACTATACTCTTATTTGCCTATAAATATGATGGCGACGAAGTAAAACTAATTGATTTAACAGAGACAAAAACATTACCTCAAAGTGTTATAGCTGATCTTATTAATCCTAATATTATTAAGACATCATATAATGCAAATTTTGAGAGGGTATGTTTATCTAAATTTTTAAATATTAAATTACCAATTGATGAGTGGAGATGTACAGCAGTGCAAGCATCAATGTTAGGATTACCTAACAATTTAAAAGATGTAGCTAAGGTATTAAATCTAGATGATCAAAAGGATGCTAAAGGTACAAGACTTATAAATTATTTTTCCACGCCTTATAAAGGGCAAAGACGTATGCCTAGTGAGGATATTATAAAGTGGGAGGAATTTAAAAGTTATTGTATCCAGGACGTAAAAGTGGAGTCTGCAATAAGAGATAGATTAAGTAAGTATCCAATATCAGACTCGGAGCAAGAGTTATACATAATAGATCAGATTATTAATGACAGAGGTATCAAGGTGGATGAGGTTTTTGTGGATAATGCCATAAGATTTGATGCAATCCACACAGACATATGTAAGCAAGCTTTTAATGAGTTAACTGGAGGAGTTAATCCTAAGTCAAGCACTCAAATCAAAGAGTATTTAATTAATAGAGGTCTTAAAGTATCAAACGTTGATAAATCGACTATAGCCGATATCATAAAAGATACAGATGATGCAGAGTTAAAACAAATACTTGATTTAAAACTAAAGCTTGGTAAGACATCAGTTAAAAAGTACGAGGCTATGAAAAGATGTACTTGTAGCGATGGGCGTATAAGAGGCTTATTACAGTTCTACGGAGCAAATCGTACAGGTAGATGGGCAGGGAGATTAGTACAAGTACACAACTTACCACAAAATCATTTAGATAATTTAAAAGAGGTTAGAAGTTTAATAGTTAATGGGGATTATGATCTGTTAGAGATGCTCTACGATAACATACCTGCTGTATTATCTCAACTTATAAGGACAGCTTTTATTCCAAGTGAGGGGAAAAAGTTTATAGTGTGCGATTTTTCTGCGATTGAAGCTAGAGTAATAGCTTATTTAGCCGATGAAAAATGGAGGATAGAAGTATTTGAAACTCACGGGAAAATATATGAAGCCTCAGCATCTCAAATGTTTAAAGTACCACTAGAATCTATAAATAAATCCAGTCCACTCAGGCAAAAAGGAAAAATTGCTGAGCTTGCACTCGGTTACGGTGGTAGCGTTGGAGCATTAAAGCAAATGGGAGCTATTAACATGGGATTAGATGAAGATGAACTTCAAGGACTTGTTGATAGTTGGAGATCAGCTAACCCTAATATAACCAGATTTTGGAAAACTGTTGAAAAATCTGCAATAAACGCTGTTAAAGGCATAGCGTCTATCATAGATAAAGGTATAAAATTTAAGAGAGAGGATGGGATATTATTTATAACCCTTCCATCTGGTAGGAGATTAGCATATGTAAAACCCCGAATTGTATTAAATAGGTTTGGCAGTGAATCTATAGCTTATAATGGGGTAAATGGAACAACCAAAGTTTGGGAAGAGATCGAAACCTACGGGGGAAAGCTTGTTGAAAATATTGTACAAGCTGTGGCAAGAGATTGCTTAGCAGAGAGTATTAAAAGATTACATAAGAGAGGGTATAGGATAATATTCCACGTGCATGATGAGGTTATCCTCGAATCTGATAAAGATATTAAAGTTGAAGATATAGAGAGTATTATGGCTGAGCCTATTAAGTGGGCAGAAGGTTTAAATTTAAGTGCTGCTGGATTCGAAGCAGATTTTTATAAAAAAGATTAATGAGGTGTTGTTTATATGATTATGTATGTTGCTAATAGCAGAAAAAATAAATTTTGGACTAAAGTGGAGTTAACTTGGGATGATTTTGTAGAGAATCTTAGGAAACCAATCAGAACAGATGAAACACAAGAAGAATATTTCAGTATGCCTAAGGATAAACAAGATGATATTAAAGATGTTGGTGGGTTTGTTGGAGGTGAATTAAAAAAGGGGTTACGTAGATCAGGTAATGTAATAAACAGATGTTTATTAACATTAGACGCTGACTATGCAACCCAAGACTCAATAAAATATTTGGACGAATGTGCAGATTTTAGTTACTGCCTATACTCGACGCATAAGCACACGAGGGATAATCCTCGCTACAGATTAATTATACCACTTTCTCGGCCGTGTGTCACGGATGAATATGAAGCTATAGGAAGAAAAGTCGCTAGCCAATTAGGGATTGATATGTTTGACGATACAACATATCAACCACATAGACTTATGTATTATCCGAGTGTTAGTAAAGATGGGGAGTATGTATTTAAACATAAAAACGGAACCTTTTTAGATGTAGATAAGACATTAAAATTATACGGTATTAGTTGGAAGAATAGAGCTAATTGGCCAGTATCTGACAGGGAACAAACAAAAATAAGAGTGTCTAAAAATAAGCAGCAAGACCCGCGAGAAAAAGAAGGATTAATAGGAGCTTTCTGCAGAGCTTACAACGTGCATGAGGTAATCGAAGAATATTTATCAGACGTCTATAAAGAGTGTGGGAATGATAGATATACATATCGCAAGGGTAGTACATATGGAGGGGTGCTGGTATATGATGATGGATTATTCACATACTCAAATCATGCGACTGATCCAACATGTGGCAGATTGTGCAACGCTTTTGATTTAGTTCGTATCCATATTTTTGGACATTTGGACGAGGGATTTAAACAAACGATAAATGTAAAGTATCTGCCTTCTTTTAAAGCTATGAACTATTTGGCGTACAAAAATAAAAAAATAGACCCAAGAGAAGTAGAAAGTTTTAAAAAATACAAGGGTAAACTTAAAAAGCGCGAGGAACATATAGCTATAAAGTATGGAGATCATGTCATGATATTCGAGGGAGCTGGTAACGGAGCATGTAACACGAAAGAATGCGGGTTTGAAGTACTTAGAAATACCGTTACTAGCTATGCAGAAAAGCATAAAAAACAAGAAAAAATAAGACCTGATGAATTATGGAAAAATGAATTAAAATACAACAAGAAAAGAATAATTATGCATTCTATTGATAATATTGAACTTATCTTGTCTAACGATGAAAATTTGAAAAATAAATTTGCGTTAGATACTTTTGATAGTAAGATTTGGATCTATGGGGAGTTACCTTGGGATAGAAAACATAAGACTAAGAGACAATGGGAAGATTTTGACGATGCGGGATTGAGAGCGTATCTCGAAAAGAATTATGGTATAAATCACCGCAATAATACTTATGATGCGTGGGAAGTAGTTGTAAGAAAAAATAAATATAACTCAGTCGCAAAGTATTTAATATCTCTAAGGCATGATGGGATCAAGCGTTTAGATACACTGTTTATTGATTACTTGGGTGTTGAAGATAATATATATTCAAGATCCGTAACACGTAAATCACTCGTTGGAGCTGTTGCTAGAGTATTTGAGCCAGGTATAAAGTTGGATACGAGTATAGTACTTGTAGGAGACCAAGGTGTTGGTAAAAGTCAGATAATTAATAGGTTAGGCAAAGAATGGTATAGTGACAGCATAACGACACTTAAAGGGCGAGAGGCATGTGAGCAGATACAAGGATTTTGGATAATAGAAATCGCCGAACTTGCAGCTATGGCAAGGACGGAAATAGAAACCATAAAACAATTTATGACAAAACAAGAGGATACGTATAGAAGTGCTTACGCGAGAAATGTAAAGAGCCATAAAAGGCAGTGTATTTTTATCTGTACTACCAACAACCACGATTGTCTAAGAGATACGACAGGTAATAGAAGATTCTTGCCACTAGATGTTGATGCTAACAAAGCTACAAAGAATATATGGAAAGAATTAAACTCTTACGAAGTAGATCAAATATGGGCGGAGGCAGTTAAATATTATAAGGCTGGCGAATCATTAATATTGGATAAAGAGGCTAGTGACCTAGCAAAACAGCAGCAAGAAAATCACACAAAACACAATCCACTTGAAGGTATTATAAATGAGTATTTAGACATGCCTGTACCAGAAGATTGGTACGATAAGGACGTATTTGAGAGGATCAATTACATTCGAAATGAGAATAAATCAGGAAAACCACGAGATAAAATAAGTGTTATCGAAGTGTGGTGCGAATTACTCGAGGGGGACAAAAAGGATTTAGATCAACGCAAAAGTCGTGAAATAACAACCCTGATACTTAAGAGTGGTGAGTGGGAGCGGATAAAAACACCTCGTAATTTTGGATATTTATACGGAAATCAAAGAGGGTTTAAAAGAAAAAATTTAGCTTGAAAAACTACAAACACTACAATGTTAGCTACGGTTTGATTTAAAACTGTAGCAACCCTTAACCTTTAAAATATAAGACTTATAACTATATTAACTACAATAACTACAATACTATATATAAAAGAGTAAAATAATAAAAAATATAAGGGTATATAGATATACAGATATATATTTTTATATAACTATATAGGAAATTGGGTAGAAGTTGTAGTTTGTAGTTATTAAAACCTTAAAAGTAGATAATATCTAGGTTTGGTAAAACTACACTTTTGATGGATAAATTTAATGGAGTTTTTATGTTGGAAAAAACAATAGAGAATTACTTTAAAACTAAAACTGAATCTAATGGAGGTTTGTGTATAAAACTAACAGGGTTTGTCGGGATTCCGGATAGATTAATTCTTTTACCGGGAGGCAGAATGTTTTTTGTAGAGTTTAAACAAAAAGGTAAAAAACCTCGTAAGATTCAAAGTTTTATACATGATAAATTAAGGAGTTTAGGTTTTAGAGTTTATGTTATAGATAATAAGGACAAAATAGAGGAGGTTTGCGGGGAGTGGAATTTAGACCTCACAAATACCAAGAAGAAGCAATTAACAAGATAATCGAGATTGATAGATGCGGTTTATTTTTAGATATGGGATTGGGTAAAACGGTTATAACTCTAACAGCTATTAATGATTTAATGTTTAATCGCTTTGAAGTCAATAAGGTTGTAATAATAGCGCCTTTAAAAGTAGCAGAAGATACATGGGTTAAAGAGTTATCTAAGTGGGATCATTTAACTAATTTAAGCATGTCTCTTGTATTAGGAGATAAGAATAAGAGGATTAAGGCATTAGAGACACAAGCAGATATATATGTGATCAATAGGGAGAATGTGTCTTGGCTTGTTACATATTTAGGTAGAGATTGGGATTTTGACATGGTGGTTATTGATGAGTTATCCAGTTTTAAAAATCCATCTGCTAGTAGATTTAAGTCTCTTAAGAAAGTTATAGGTAAAAGTTCCAGGGTTGTGGGGTTGACGGGTACACCTAACCCTAATGGGTACATAGACCTTTGGAGTCAGATATACCTACTTGATAGTGGTGAGAGACTTGGTAAGACCTTGACTAGATTTAGGGATACTTATTTTGTACCTGATAAGAGAGATAGTTATAGGATATTTACCTATAAATTAAAATCTGGAGCGGATAAATTGATTAATAAAGAAATATCTGACATTTGTATAAGCATGAAGGCTGATGATTATTTGGATCTACCAGATAAGATATTTGTTAATCACGAAATAAGTTTAGAAAATAGGCGGTCTTATGATGAATTAGAGAAAGAATTTTATTTTGAGTTTGATAAAGGATCTGAAGTTACAGCTGCATCTAAGTCAGTTTTAATTAATAAGTTATTGCAGTTATGTAATGGTGCAGTTTATACGGATGGAGATAAATATCAGGTAGTGCGTGATGATAAATTGGACAAGTTGGAGGAGATAGTTGAGAGTACTCTAGATAGTCCTATTTTATGTTTTTATCAGTATAAGCATGATCTGGATAGGATAATAAATAGATTTGATTTTGCAAAAGAGTTATCACAAGATAATATCGATGCTTGGAATAAGGGTAAAATTAAATTACTACTTACCCATCCAGCGTCTAGTGCATATGGACTTAATCTACAAGATGGCGGCAATGTTATTGTGTGGTTTGGACTACCTTGGAATCTAGAGCTATACCAACAAGCTAATGCCAGATTACACAGACAAGGACAAAAGCATAATGTGTTTATACATCATTTGATATGTGAAAATACTGTTGAGGAAAGGGTGCTAGAAACGTTACAGCGTAAAGGTAAGGTGCAAGATGAGTTATTGGATTACTTAGCTTTTAAATATAGATAAGGAGTGTTTGATTTGGGATCAATTAAAGATTTGTTAGAGCATATAAGATTTGCGGATCTAGAGATAAAGAGTTTGATGACTTTGAAGGATAGATTAGGAGCGAGGGCTCTAGCTATAACATCAAACATTTCTGAGAGAGTTAGCGGTAGTAAGGATATAGATGGTGTCTATAGTATTGTGGATGGGTATGTAGATTTAGAAAAAGTTATAATTGATAAATCTAAAGGATTGTTAGAGGCTAAGAAAAAAGCTTTTGCCCTTATTAATGATTTGGATGATAATATGCATAGAATAGTCTTAATTGAGCGTTATTTCAATTCTGAGCCTTGGAAATCTATAGCTATACATATTAGTCGAAGTGAGAAAAGAACTCGTCAGATCCATGATAAAGCGATTAAATTATGTGAGATAAGGAGAGAGACTGATGTACGATTATGATAAATTGATAGATTTGGTAGTTGAAAAGCGAAAAGAGAAGGGTTGGTATCAGTATGATTTAGCTAATGCAGTTTATATGAATGCTAGGATTATATCTAGGATTGAGAGTAAGCGGAATGTGGTTAAGTTAGATACGTTTTTATTAATGCTTGAAGCTTTAGATTGTGAAATTGAGATACGACCTAAGAAGTTGAAAAATTAATATTTTGGTAGTAAAAACGAGAGCCTTTTAGGTTCTCTTTTTTTATATTTTTTAAAAACACTTCCGTAAATTTCCTAAAAGTTCCGTAGATTTCCCATCATTTCCATCTTGCGTTGTGAGATAATTAGAATGTAAAAATTTAATAATTTAACTAACCTAGATGTAAATTAATTGTCATTTTAAAATATAAATAAAAATTTTTAAAATGAGTATTGACATAATCGGCATTATATGATATACTTATTATATAAGGAGGGAGGAAATTAATGAATTTTAGACAAGTTGAAAAAATATTAAAAGAAAATGGATGGATAGAAAAGAATTCTAAAGGTTCACATTTTCATTATATACATCCCATGAAAAAAGGAAAAATTACAATACCTAAACATACTAATAAAGATATAGATATTAAAACATTAAAATCTATTTTTAAATATGCAGGAATTGAAGTGAGATTAAAATAGATTTAAAGATACTTAGGAGTTAATCTCCTAAGTATCCCAAAACAAATAAATATTTTTTCAATGATTTAAATTTATATTAGATCTTATAAAGTTTATTAATTTTCTCTTAGGTTCAAAGAAGGGAAGTTTTAAAATGTTAGTTTCATATCCAGCCGTATTTTATAAACTTGAAGATGGAGCTTATAGTGTAACATTTCCTGATTTTAGAGTAACAACACATGGAAAGGATTTGGAAGATGCAACAAGGATGGCTATTGATTGTTTAGCGGGAGAAATTAGGTGGTGTAAGGAACAAAATCAAGAAATACCGAAACCAACACTTGATTTAAATTTGGTTGAGGTTGATGAAAAAACAGAAGGAGATTATGTAGAAGCTATTAAACAAATAGTAACAGTTGATGCAGATGATTATGCTAAAAAGCATTTTGATAAATCTGTTAAAAAGAATTTAACAATACCTAAATGGATGAATGACGAGGCTTTAGAATTAGGAATAAATTTTTCTAAAGTGTTACAAAATGCATTATTAGATGAAATAAATCGTGCTAAAGACAAGATGTATGGAATTAATAAAGAGTAAATATTTAAATAGTTGTTGTAAGTTTTGCAACAACTATTTTTATTTCAACATTTGGAAGGAAATATAAAATGATTAATATAGATAGAAATAACAATATGTATGATTATATTTTGACATCGAATCATTATTCGGGAGATGTTGAAACGATATATTTTATAAAAGATAAATTAACAAGAAATCAATTTGAGGGATATTTAATTGGTAATGCAATTAAATATCTCAGTAGATACAATAGTAAGGGTGGAGAAATTAAAGATATTAAAAAGGCAGTAACATATTTAACTTGGATGGTTGATCATAAAAATGAAAAAGTTATGTAAATAGATTTATGTTATTGGTGGTAATTAACAACAAGGTATACTTAATTTTTTATTTGAGGAGTATTATTTTTATAGGTACTTCTAGAGTATTAAAACCATTGCGGTGCCGTGACCCCGAAATATCTCTAGTTTTCATCAAAAAAAATCGTGTCCTTGTCCTTTTTTAATTTGGTTTTTTGGAGGTGATTTTTATGATTTTGATGAAGAAAAAAGAACTTGCTGAATTTTTGGAAGTTGATGCTAGAACCATTACAAGATGGGTAAATAAGGGGTGTCCGAGAAAAGGGCATAGTTATAATTTGAAGGAAGTTTTAAAATGGAGAGGTGTAATCGGAGGAGGGGAAATAGGGGCGGAGAATTTAGAAAATTTATCATTACAAGAGCAAAAATTGAAATATGAGATAGATCTTAAAAAAGCTCAGTCAGAATTACATGATCTTAAACTTAAGATTGAAAAAGAAGATTACCTACCCAAAGAAGAAGTGATTAAAAATCTTAATGATGGATTTATAGCTTTTAAAAGATCTTGTCTTAATCTTGAGAATAAAATTGTTATGGAGCTTGGGTATTTAATGACAGATGATGATATGAGAAGGGATGTTAAATCTAAGATACATAACCTTGTTATAACTGCACTTAACAATATATCTAAGGGTAATTTTGATGGATAAATTAAAGGATTGGTATACTGAGTGCCTTAATATATTATCTATATCAGATTTTGACCTAGTTGAGTGGGCTGATAAGTATAGGGAACTCTCCCCTGAGTCATCCTCTGAGATTGGTAAATGGGATACAAAGAGGACTCCATATATGATGGAACCCATGAGAGCAATAAGCGATAAGAGTATCGAGGAGGTTGTAATAATGGCTTCAGCCCAAGTTGGTAAAACAGAGCTTATCCTTAACCTTATTGGGTATTGTATACATCAAGATCCATCTCCGATTATGGTAGTACTCCCAACAGAAGAGATTGCTAATGCGTTCTCGGAGGACAGGTTATCAACTATGATAAGAGATACAGAAGTTCTTAAGGGTAAGGTGTATGAAGCTAAGAGTAGAAATTCTAGTAACACTAAGCTTCATAAAGGATTTGAGGGTGGGCATATCACAATTGTTGGGGCAAATGCACCATCATCCCTTGCATCTAGACCAATTAAAGTACTTTTATGCGATGAGATTGACCGTTACCCAGTGTCTGCAGGTAAAGAGGGAGATCCGGTTACGATAGTTGAGAAACGTACCACAACATTTTTTGATCGCAAGATAATAAAGGTATCAACTCCCACACTCAAAGATGCTAGCAAAATCGAGGAATGCTATAACAAAGGTAGTAGAGGAGTGTGGGAATTACCCTGTCCTAATTGTCACGAGTATCAAGAGCTTAATTTTGAGTATTTAGATATTGATACATATGAGATGTACTGTACTCGTTGTGGTAGTTATGCAAGTGAGCATGAGTGGAAAAGTAATAGTATTAAGGGTAGATGGTATCATAATACACCTGATGCTAAGATTAAGAGTTATAATCTTAATGCATTTGCATCTCCTTGGGTTAGTTGGGAGAGTATCGCAAAAGATTATAAGAGATCAAAAAGAGCTGGAGATTCACAACTGCAAGTATTTTATAATACAGTTTTAGGTTTGCCTTTTGAGGTTAAAGGAGATGTTGGTAATGCTCAAAAGTTATATGGACTCCGTGAGGATTACATTAAGATACCTGATCAAGTTAAGGTATTAACATGCGGAATAGATACTCAGGATAATAGATTAGAGTATGAGATTGTAGGATGGGCCGACGATGACGAAAGCTGGGGTATACAAAAAGGTGTTATTGTAGGCAACCCATCTATCGGACGAGTATGGGAAGAGTTATACAGTATATTAAACACAGAATATGAAAAAGAAGATGGAACTACTCTCACAATAAGTATGAGTTTTATCGACTCTGGAGGGCACTATACTGATAAGGTATACGAATTTGCAAGCAAAATGAAACGCATATTTGCAATAAAGGGAAGAAATGCAATAAATGAAGGATTAATACACCCAAATCCTACATTTATTAAAAGTTATGGTATTTATCTTATATTATTAGGAGTTAATAACGGTAAAGAGCACGTACTACAGATGTGTGATCCTGATAGTACTGTCTTTAGAGCACATTTTCCACGATCTGAAGAGTATAATCTAGAGTATTTTAACCAGCTATTCTCGGAGAAAAGGGTATTAAAGAGTGTTGGAGGGTCAACCCAATATGTGTGGCAGAGTATCAGAAAAAGGAATGAAGCCTTAGATTGCAGAGTATATGCTTATTGTGCTCTTAAATTTATTCTCCCTAGATGGGATAACTACAAGAGTATATTTGTAAGACAAAATAGTAAAAAAGAAACCGCAAGACCTATAAAAAGAAAAAGGAGGAGGAGTATTTGGGATATGTGAGAAGGGAAATATTAAGAGAATTAGATGTTGTAAATGAACGGTTAGCTATATATTTAGAAGCAGAATCTAAAATATTAGAGGGTGCACAAAGCTACACTATAGGGAGTAAGACCTTGGAGAGGGCAAACCTAAAAGAGGTTAGAGAAATGATTGATAATCTGATCCTTAAGAAGAAAGAATTAGAGTTACAATTAAAAGGTCAAGGTCTAAGAAAGAGTTATAGAGTAGTTATTAGAGATCTATAGGAGATGTTATGAATTGGATTGATAAAGCAATTAATTACATAAGCCCTGCATGGGGATTAAAAAGGATTAGAGATAGATCTACAACCCATACAATTGTTAACTCTGGGTATAGCCAGAGTGGAGCGTCGAAAAGAAAAAACTCCCTTAGAGGTTGGACAGCATCATCTAAATCTCCATTAGAGGATATTAATGATAATTTACATATATTAAGGCAGAGATCGAGAAGTCTGTACATGGGTGGAGGGCTTGGAACTGCAGCTATTAAAGTTATGAGATCTAATATTGTTGGTAGTGGATTAAAGCTTAAACCCAATATAGATTACGAATCCTTAGGATTAACGAGAGAAGAAGGTAGACGATGGTGTAAAAATGTTGAGAGGGAGTTTAGTATATGGGCGACATCTAAAGAGTGTGACTATCTAGGACTTAATAATTTTTACGAGCTCCAGTCTATGGCACTTCTTGGAGTGCTCCTCAATGGGGATGCTATAGCACTGGTTAATTATAGTGACATGACTGATGATTATGATTTAAAACTACATCTAGTTGAGTCAGATAGATTAAGTAATCCAGATGGATCGGTAGCAGTTAATTTAACTAGGGATGGCAACAAGATTATAAGTGGCATAGAGGTTAATAATAGAGGTAAACCATTAGCATACTGGATAAGTAATAATCATCCACAAGTTGGATTTAATTATAATAATCCGATTAAATGGACTAGAATAAAAGCGTATAATGAATACACGGGATTTCCTAACGTTTTGTTTAGTTTTAACGCTGAAAGGGCAGGACAATATAGAGGAGTCCCTTTTTTATCGCCTATAATTGAGCTTATAAAAAGTATGGAAAGATACACAGAGGCAGAGGTTACAGCAGCGATTATTAACTCATTTTATTCTGTATTTATAGAAAATGTTGCAGATCCAACTTCTATGCCGTTTCAAAGATCTATCCTAGATGATGAATCAGTTTTAACAGCTGAAGAAAGAGCCGAAAATTATGAATTAGGAGCTGGTACCATAAATGTGCTAGGTAGTGGTGAGAAGGTTGTTTTCTCTGATCCTAAGAGACCGTCTAGTTCTTTCGAGTCGTTCTCAAGCCAAATAACAAAACTTATAGGGGCAACCCTAGAAATACCTTATGAAGTATTAGTTAAGAGTTTTAACAGCTCTTATAGTGCATCAAGAGCAGCACTCCTTGAAGCTTGGAGGTTATTTAGACTTAATAGGGAGTGGTTCATAAGTGATTTTTGTCAACCAGTTTACGAGATGTGGCTTTTTGAGGCTATAAGTAAGGGTAAAATTAAGGCGAGAGGGTATTTTTCTAGTAAATCTATGATGAAATTATGGAGTAGTGCTACATGGATTGGGATCGCACAAGGTCAAATAGACCCAGTGAAAGAGGTTCAAGCAGCAAAATTAAGGATAGATAATGGTTTTTCAACGCGTGAAAAAGAGGCTCAAGAGCTTACAGGAATGGACTTTGAGAGCAATCTAAGGGTATTAGAGAGAGAAAACCAGGGATTATATACAGTTAATAATGTTAAGGAGGGTAATTGAGTGAATTTTTGGAATTTTAAAGATGAAACACCTAATTCTATTGATCTCTATATTAAAGGGATGATAGAGAGCGATGATAACTGGATAAAAGAATATTATGGAGAGCAATATACATCAGAAAATAAGTTTATACGTGAGCTTGATAAGTATAAAAATAAAGATGCTATAAACGTCTATATAAATAGTACTGGGGGATCTGTATTTGCAGCATGCGGAATATATAATAAGCTTAAAAGGTGCAAATCTAAAATAAATTGTTATGTTGATGGTATAGCAGCCAGTGCTGCAACTATTATATTAATGGCTGCTGATATTGTATATATGCCTGTTAACTCTCTATTGATGATACACGACCCTACTACAATATTAAACGGCAATTATAATAAAGAAGAATTGAAATCTAATACTCAAGCACTCGATAAAATAAAAGAGTCGATAATAGAGTCATATCTATCAAAAGTAAAAATATCAAAAGAGGAGCTGTATGAAATGATGTCCAAAGAAACATGGATTACAGCTAAAGACGCGGCAGAGATGGGATTTGCTGATATTGTTTTATATAACAATAATGTTAAATACGAAAACAAAAATAATAAGGTATTTGTTAATAGCCTAGATTGTGGTTATTTGCAAGTACCTTTTAATTTTGAAGGCAAAGGGGAAGTATCTATGAACGAAGTAACAGCAGAAAGAGAAAGATTAAAAGCTATAGATGGTATAGCTAACATGATAGATAAAGATTTAGTCGATAAAGCTAAATATGAACTTAATTGGAATGCTGAGAAACTAGCTTACGAAGCAATTAAACAAAATAAGGTTAATGGCATGGGAGCTTTTTTGAATCATGTTAATGTTAATAGAGAATCGGGAGTTAATGATGTAGCATCATATAGTATAGATAACAATAAGGGTAAAACATTAGAGACTGAAAATAATGCAGATATGACTAATATATTTAACATTATCGCTAGAGCGTTTGAGAGAGGGGGATGTAAGTAATGGATTATATTAAGGATATTGGATCGTGCGATAGAAATAGTATGCTAGGGGGTGTTAAATATCCTCTAATAACAGCTACGGTAGAGCTAGAAAACGATCAGACAGAACTAAATAAGGGTGCAATACTTGGCAAAGTAACGAGTAGCGGTAAGTATAAATTAGTTAATACTAGTGCAGTAGATGGATCTCAAACACCAAATTGTGTGTTAGCTCATAATGTTAATTTAGGAGATATTACTGCTACATGTTATACATCAGGTCAATTTAATTTAAGTCAAGTGTACATAGATGACAATGACAATATTTTAAATTGTGTGGATGATCTTAGGATTGTAAATATCTATATTGCTACGGAGGTGTAAGCGTGATAATCAATGAGAGTACAATACTTAATCTAACTAACAATATGTTTTCCAACAATGCTGGAGATGATGCGTATAAACCTAAAAAGATGTTAGATGCCTATATTAAAAATATGCAGGTATCTACTTTCTTTATAAAAAATTTCTTCAGCCAATCAATTTTGTTTGATACAGAGGAAGTGGATATGGATTTTTATAAAGATAAAAGATCTGTTGCACCTTTTGTGTTTGAAGGAGTAGAAAGCGTAAATACATCAAGAGAGGGATTTATAACTAAGAGGTATAAAACTCCATACATAGGTATCAATACTATATATGATAGAGATGTGCTTAATAAAAGATTACCTGGAGAGCTTGAGTATGCAGGACTTACCCCAGATGAGAGAGCAGTAACCTTGCAGATGCTCGATTATGTGAGACTTGATAATATGATAACACGCAGGGAAGAACTTATGTGTGCTGAACTTTTGCAAACTGGCATTGTAACAATTGAGGAGTATAGTTTAGATAAAACTAAACCAGTTAATACAGTTAAAGTGGAATATGATAAAAATAAATGCGAACAATTAACGGGAGATAAAGAATGGAGTAATGCTAATGCTGATATATATGGAATGCTTGAGAAAAAGGCATTAGATATAAGACAAGCTGGATATAATCCTGAGGTTATTATAATTGGTCACGAAGCGTGGTCTTACATGCTTAAAAATAAATCAATATTAGATGCATTAGATAATAGACGGATTAATCTTGGATCTATAGATCCTACAGTAATGTCAAGTGAGTCAGGTGAGGGATATTCATATTTAGGTCAAATTAGTGGTCCTATTATAGGTAATTTACAGATGTACTCGCATAATGCTTGGTATAATAATAGTGATGGTGAGTTAACACCTTATTTAGATCCTAATACTGTTATAATAACTCCTAAAAATATTGGAGAGATGCTTTATGGAGCTATAACAATAATACCCCATCCAGATTCGAGCGAGTTTGTAACGTATGTACAAAAGAGAGTACCTAAGATATCAATTAATCATTATGATAATATTAAACAATTAAGTTTGTATTCTAGACCTTTGCCTAAAATATCTGATGTGGATATGTGGACATCGATTAAGGTGGTGGTTTAGTTGTATATTAAAGTTATAAAAGGTAAGGTTAATTATAAAGATAGAGTATATAATACAGGAGATATGCTTGAGTGTAAAAAAGATATCGGAGAAAAGCTCATAAAGTCAAAATTATGCGTAGAGGTCAATGAAGAGTTATTTAGAGTACTAACTAAACAAAATAATGTTGTAGTTAATGATAATATAGGTGATAAGACTGATAGTAGAGAGAATAAAACAATAGATGATTTAAGAGATGCATTATAATGGGGAGTAATATTAAAGATATTAAGAAGGATATAAATAAATTAGCATCTAAAGTTGTTAAGTCAGATTGTAGAGCTAAAAATAAAGCTGTTGCTAAGATTAAAACGGAGTCAAGGAGGATAATCCAGAGTAAATACAATATAAAGGCTAAAGATGTATCTAAGACCATAAAAATCAAGAGAGCAAGTTACAGCAACCCAGAGTCTAGCATGACTTTTAAAAGTCATGCTACACCAATAATTGCTCCTATGCTTAAGACCACTAAAATAATGTCAGGATCGAGAAAAAAACGAGGGGCATACAGAGAACAAAAAATTAAAGTACATATTAAAAAGGGTAGCCTTAAGAATTTATCTGGCGGAAGATATAAACCATTTTTAATGCGAGTAGGTGGGTCGAAGCTTATAGTAGCTCGTAGAGTATCGGAAAAAAGATATAGTACATCGCAAGTTAGGACAGTACCAGTTGCTAAAATGGCTGATAATAAAGATGTATCAAAACATATATTAAAAATAGGGTCAGAAACCTATGATAAAGAGTTCAAGCGGTTAATGGAGTTAAGTAATGTTTAAGGATATTTTAGATGCAGACCTTGATGTATTTGTCAACACAGAGGAATTTGGCGAGGAATCGTCTATAAATGGTAGGTTTATTATTGTAGTAGAAGACAGTGATGGGGTCAAAGAGTATAAAAATAATAATGCTGATTTACTGTATGAAGACCTATTGATGATATATTGCAGGGTGCAAGACCTTGATAGTATTAATATTGATAATTATGTAGATTATAATGGAATGTTTTATACTGTACTATCAAAGGATAAACAAGGCGGAATGTATCAACTAGTATTAAAAAGATCAACTCAAGGGTCTATAAAGGAGTGGATTTAAATATTTAAGTAATTTAATTAGTATATTAGTAATATTGTGTAAATTCCTTGATAAAACAATTGCCTAGTTAGTATAATTAAAACAGGTTAATTAAATTGTTATGATCGTCTAAATATTTATTATATGATTATTACGAGGGGTTTTATATGAATAATCAAGAAAAATTACTTGCCAGATTGATGTTTAGGAATAAGATTTTTACAAGTAATGGTCAAGCTTTTGAAGATTTATTTATATCAATAATGAATTATGCTGAGAAGGGATTTAAACCCATTAAACCTTGGGGTAATATAGGTGATAGAAAGAATGATGGTTATATAAAAAGTACAGGAACATTTTATCAAGTATATGCCCCAGAAGAAATTGAAAAGTCCTATCGTAATACTGTAAATAAAATATGTACAGATTTTAAGAGATTAATAGAACAGTGGACTCCAGTTAAAAAATTTTACTTTGTTATAAATGATAAGTATAAAGGTGTTAATGCAGATGCTGAGCAGATAATGCAACAAATAAAAAAAAATTATAAATTAGAGGATGCAGAAATACTTATAGCAAAAGATCTTGAAAATATTTTATTTGAAGAATTAGAAGATGATGAAATTATTAGTATAATTGGGATATTACCAAATTTAGATTATATTAAAAGAATTGATTATTCTATATTAAATGAAGTTATTGATCATATAATGTCATTACCATTAGATATTAGTATGGATGATAAAATTACAGTTCCAGATTGGGAAGAAAAAATAAAATATAACAATTTATCTGAAGGAGTTAAAAAATATTTAGATAGTGCTTCTATTCAATTAGTTAGTCTAGATGAATATTTATCAAATAATAGTATTTTTTTATCAAATTCTTTAAAAGAGAAATTAAGCGATACATATGAAACATTTAAAGGTAAGGAAGCAGGAGATTCTCTATTTCTTTCTATACTAAATACTCTTACTCCTATACAGCAATATGCATATCAGTGTGTGGTAATAGTGATAATGGCTAAATATTTTGAAACTTGTGATATATTTGAAGAACCAAAGGAGGATAAAAATGATTATACCAAATAAACATATTAAGTTTTCAGAATCTTTACTTGGTTTTGGAGCATATATTTTAAAAAAAATATCCTCAGAAAGTACGGTAGATTTTTTGTGGAATGAATATCAGAAAGATTTGTCAGAAGATAAATATAAATCAAAGCACAATTTTGATAATTTTTTAATTACTCTAGTTTTTCTGAACTCAATTGGAGCAATAGAAGAGAGAAATGGAGGTATTGTCAGATGTATCTCATAAAAATATCAGCCAATAAGAGTAATTTTAAAACAATTAAATTTAATAAGTTTGGATTAAATTTTATAGTAGCCAAACAAAAAAATGAGGATAATTACGATGTAAGCAAAACATATAATGGAGTTGGAAAATCATTAGTAATAAAAATAATTCATTTTTGTTTAGGAGCAGATAGTAAACATTATAATTCTTTTTGTTCTGAATTAGTGGACTGGGAGTTTTATTTAGACTTTGAAATTAATAGAACAATTTACAGGGCTGAAAGGAAAACATCAGATCCTAATCGTGTTATTTTAAATGGTAAGGAATTGTCTATAAATAATTTTAATAAAATAATGCAAGATTTATGTTTTAACATACCTAATGACATAAGTTACTTATCTTTTAGATCATTGATTCCTTTTTTTATAAGACCTAATAGGAAAAGTTATGTTAATTTTGATGAGGCACAAGCTGTTCCCAATCCTTATCAGAAAATGTTATATAATTCATTTTTGTTAGGACTAAATGTAACCTTAGCTCAAGATAAGCATAATTTAAAAGTCGAACAAGATAGAATTCAGAAATTTGAAAAGAATTTCGAAAAAGATGATTTATTACGTAAGTTTTTATTAGGTAAGAGGGATGTATCGTTAACTATTGATGACTTGGATGATCAGATAAGTAAATTAGAGAATGACTTAAAAGATTTTAAAGTGGCTGAAAATTATTATGATATACAGATACAGGCTAATAAAATTGAAAAAGAATTATTTGAATTAAGAAATAAGATTATTTTACTAAGTAATAATTTGGATTTAGTAAATGAGAGTTTACAAATTAAGCCTAGCGATGAAAATGCTAGAAATATTTTAAAAATATATGAAGAATCTAATATTTATTTCAGTGAACTAATAACAAAAAGATTAGAGGATTTAGAAGAATTTTACAAAAAATTAATTGATAGCCGTAAAAGGAGATTATATGAGCAGAAGATAAAACTAGAAAAACAATTGAGCGAAGAAAATGAAAATGCAAGAAACTTACAAATTGAATTTGATAAATTGATGATATATTTAGGTGAGCATGGTGCTTTAGATGTTTTTGTTAAGTTAAGTGAAAAATTATCCAATTTAAAATCAAATCGTGATAGTTTGAAAAAGTATCACGATTTACAAATAGAATATAGGGATAGATTACGTAACATAGAAAAAGAGCAAATTGAACAGTCAGGTATAACTGATAAATATTTAATTGATACTTATTCTGAAGTGAATGAATTGAGGAATTATTTTAGAGATATCGCGAAACGATTTTATCCAAATAATGTTGTAGGTTTGACGATTGAAAATAATGATGGTAGCAATAAACAAAGGTTCAATATTGAGGCAAAAATAGAATCTGATAATTCGGATGGAATTAATAATGTTAAAATATTTTGTTATGATTTAACTTTGTTATTTAAGGGTAAAAATCATAAAATTAATTTTATTTTTCATGATAGCAGATTATTTGATGGGATTGATGATAGACAAAAGGCTGAACTTATATCAGTTTTAAATGAAAAATTTAGTGATACAAATAATCAATATATTGCTTCTATTAATCAGAATCAAATTAAAGGGATAAAATATATTTTAGGTGAAGAACGTTATAAAGAAATAATTGAAGATAATACAATATTAGTTTTAACAGATGAGGATGTTTCTGAAAAATTATTAGGTGTGCAAGTAGATATTGAGGATAAATAAATTAAGGGAGTGGTTATAATAGAAATTAATTCTCAACTTAATAAATTACGTGATATACTTAAGATCAATGTATGTAATAAGATAAAACTTAAAGCAGAGACTAAAACAAGAGAATATGAGCTTGTTAACCCTAAATGTTTTGTGTTTGCTCCTCGTGAGATGCGATTAGAAAATATAAACTATCCATTTATATCGATTGAATTCGACGAGATAATAGATAATAGACAGACTGAGTTATATAGTATACAGTTATATGTATTTGTGTTTGATAATGGTATTAATGTACTACACAATAACGGACTGAGGAGTTACTATCCAAACAAAGGAGATGGATATGTAACTCTTTTTAATTTTGTTACTAAAATAAGACGAGAATTAATAATAAACAGGGATGTAGGTAAGCTTATAAAGCCTGATATGACCATAAAATTAATCGAGGGGGTTGAACCACCTTATTATGGGGCTGTAATACTATTTAAAATGTCAGGGTTAGCATACCCTCAACCAACTGATAAAGAGATACAAGATTTTTTAGATTTATAAGGAGGTAAATATGAGTTACAAAAGAGGGATAAATGTAAATATAGTATCAAGTGAGACTATAAGTAAGGATTATAACAACGTAACTATACCAGTGTATATTGGGTTATTGCCAGTACATCAATTACAAGATTATACAGATAGAATTAATAATCCCATAGTAGTTAATAGTTTTGATGATGTTTATAAAACTGGGTATAGCGATGATTGGAAATATACGCTGTGTGAACCGATATACGCACATTTTAAAAATGATTTTGATGTTGTCGGTCCGATTGTACTTATAAATGTGCTAGATCCTAGCACTAATCAGACAATCGAGAAGGCAATTAATGTTAATTTTGTTAATGGCGTAGGTAAACTTAGTGGAGGAGACATTATAAGGGATACTATAACCATAAGTGATCTAGTTATAGATGAAGATTTTAAAGTTGAGTATAGTCAAGATGGACAAACTGTAGTAATAACTGATTTATCCTCAACCTTAGATGGTGATGAAGAGGTTAGATACAAAGAGATTGATCTATCAGGTGTTAACGAGGATACAATAATAGGTAAGATAGCATTAGATGGCAAAAGAAGTGGTATCAAAGCATTACCTTATGTGTACTCTAAACTTAATATGATACCAGGTTTATTACTTTGTCCAGGCTACTCTCACTTACAAAGAGTGCATGATGAGATGATTTATGCAGCTAATAACATAAACAATCATTGGAATGCTTTTGCGTATACTGATTTACCTTGTGATGATAGTATTAATACAGTTGATAAGGCTATTAAATGTAAAACTGATAGAGGGTACACATCTCCAGTCGAAGTAACCAATTATCCTAAAGCATATAATAAGGGAAAAATTTATCATTTAAGCGTTTTAAGGTCAGTTGTTGCTCAAAAGGTAGATAAGGCAAATAAATTTCCGAATGATCCTCCATCAAACCGGGTAATAAATATACAAAAGCTTGTGTTAGATAATAGTAAGGATATAGATATCGATGAGATTGATGCTAAAAAGTTAAATTCTGTAGGTATATCTACTGCAATTAAATTTGAGGGATCGTGGAGAACTTGGGGAGTACATACATCAGCTTATACTTATGATACTAGTGATAGCATGGATCCACGAGATATGTATGAGTCAAGTGTAAGGGTTGTAAGGCACTTGGGTAATGTTTTTCAGCGTAAATTTTGGGATAAGATTGATAAAGGTCTTAATAAAGGGATTATTGAGTCTATTATTAACGATTTTCAGCGTGATGTTTTAGATTTATACGTTAGTCAAGGTAAACTATTATACGGAACTATTGAGTTTTTATATGATGAAAATCCTGCATCTGATATGCTGCAAGGAGATTTTAAATTTAATATTGATGTGACTGGTGGACTTGTGGTTAAGAGTATAACTGCTCTACTTAGATGGACTCCTAAAGGCATCAATTTATTATTTGAGGGTGGAGAGTAAGTATGAAAATAAGTGGAGATGTTATTGCTAATAAGATAAGGATTAATGATGTAGATATAGAAGATGTCACGTCTATTGAATTGCCAGAGATTACAAACGGAACTTATGAAGTTAAAGGATCAGGCATCATGGGTACAATAGATATGCCATCTTTTACTAAAATTGAGGGGTTAACGCTAACGATAGAATACAGGAGCTCAACAGAAAATAATATACATTTGTTAGCTCCAAATGTGCACGATATTAAGATGGCATTTGTCAAAGATGTTGTTGGCGACGATGGTGTAGTTGCTGCGGATGGTAATAAATTATTTATGCAAGTTAGATCTAAAAGTCATAAAATAGGAACTATTACAAATGGTGAGAATATGTCAGCTAGTGCTACTTTTGAAGTTTTGTCTTATAAGCAGGTAGATGGACATGGTAAGGAGCTTATTAATATAGATAAAATAAAATATATTTATAGGATTAACGGGACTGATTACGCAGAACAAACACGTAATTACATTAATCAGATGTAGGTGGGGTTATGATATTTAATTATAAATTTAGTACTCCTTTGATAATACATACTACAACTGGCGTGGAAGAAATTGGGGAGATCAATATAGATCTAGATGAATTAACTATAAGTGATTTAATAGAGGTCGAGAAGAGATATACTAAGATTATCGATGGTAATGTTGTACCAGTTGTACAGCGTGAGTATACTAATTGTTATCACGCATCAGTACTGGAAGTAATACTTAAAAAACAATATCCTAAGCTTTTAATAACATCTAAAGACATCGAAAATATAAAAGGTGAGGATGCCCGAAATCTTTTATTTACTATAAAATCTCTTTATTTAAATATATTTTTAGAACAGAGCATTAAAACGATCGATAGTATAAGTGGTGATAATATATGATATTAAATCTTAATAAACCGATTAAAGATAACAGAGATAAGTATATTAAATGCCTTGAATATGATTTATATGATCTTACTATTAAAGATTTTAATAGCATTGAAAAGATATATTTTAATTTAATGCAAGATAATAACGTTGAATATTTGATACCAGAGTCACAGCTTATATATAAGTTATGTGCTTTTTTTATATCCTCTTGTAAATTCAACAAAAACCTTAGTTTTGTTGAGTTTTTACGTATTAAAGGCAAAGATAAAAGACGTATAGTTAAGATAATTGATAACTTTTTTATACCTAAAGAGATTATTAGTAAAAAAAAAGACTAAAATTAATAATTAATGTAGCTAACATACTACATACCGATCCTCTAAAGCTTATGGATTTACCTTTAGAGGATTTTTTAATATTTACCGATATAGCATCAGCAAGACTGGAGGTGATTAAAAATAGCAAGCAGAAAGGTATATGAGACTTTATTTAATTTTGCTGGTAAATTAGATTCTACTTTTAATGCAGCAATCAAAAAATTAAATAGTGGATTTGATAAGATTGAGCAAAAATTTGGATCTTTAAAAAAATGTGGAGATAAATTTAATTCGATCGGAAATAAATTAACTCTCGGTGTTACAGCTCCGATATCTGCTGCAGCAACTATGGCTGGGAAGTTTGCGATTGATTTTGATGCAGGCATGAGGAAAGTAAATACCATGCTTTATAAAACAGGGGAGGAATTTAAAGGATTAAAGCAAAAGGCTTTAGAGTTTTCTTCTGAGTTTGGAATAGCCAATAAAGATGTAACAGAGAGTATATATCAAGCACTATCCGCAGGTGTTAAAGAGGATGATATATTTAAGGTTTTGGAAGTTGGGGCTAAGGCATCAAAGGGTGGTTTTACCGATATGACAACTGCTATTGATGGGATCACTAACATACTTAATTCCTACGGACTTGCAGCAGATAGCTCCAACGAAATAGCTAATCAAATGCTTGTTGCCCAGAATATGGGTAAAACAACATTTGGAGAGCTTGCAACAACTGTATCCAAAGTATCACCTATTTTTAATCAATTAAATTTAGGTACTAATGAGTTATTTTCGAGTCTCGCTGTTTTAACTGCTAATGGTATAGCAACATCTGAGGGTGTATCAGCTCTTAAAGCAGCTTTATCTAATATTATTAAGCCTACTAAAGAGGCAGAAAATGCAGCTAAAGCTTTAGGGATTAGTTTTGATGCTAAAACTTTAGGCGATAAAGGATTAATGGGGTTTGCATCATATATACAAGATGCTATTAAAAGTGCAGTTCCTGAGTATGCAAAACTTGTAAAAGCACATGAATCAACCCTTAATGAAATGTCATACCTTGAAAATAGTGAGAGCAAAGAAGGGAAAGCAAGATATAAAGAGCTTAAGGGTTTAGTAGCTAAACAAAAAGCGGATTTAGAAATGCTAGCTACTGCGGCTGATAGTCCTATAGCAGGATTTGCAAATTTATTTGGATCCGTAGAAGGATTAAACGCTATGCTTATTTTGGGATCTGAACAGGGAGCAGATTTATTTAATCGCACAATGCAGGAGATGGAGAGTAACACGGAAGCTTTAAATAATGCATTTAATGAGATGGATAGCTCTAAAGCAAATGAAATCCAAAAGACTTGGGTTAAGTTACAAAACACACTTACTAAATTGGGCGAAAATCTTTTACCCATATTGAGTCAAGGTCTTGAGATGGTTAATAGTATGCTTGATAGATTTAATAATTTAAGTCCACAAACTCAGCAGTTATTGATGGGTATAGTTGGAGCAGCAGCACTAGCAGGACCATCTTTTAAGGTTTTTGGGTCGAGTTTAAAATATTTATCTAAGATTAGGAGTATGGTTAGTAGTATTAAAATAGCTAAAGATGCTGGTAGTAGTATATCTATGATTAGTAAATCATCTAACATATTGACTAAAAGTTTGAGATCGTTAGCTCCATTACTAACAAAGACAGGATTATTAGCATCTGGAGGACTTGCCGTAGGAGCGGTAGCTGCTGGATTAGCAGTAGCTTTAGTTAACAAAGAAACAAATAAAATGGTTAAATCTTTTGATTATCTTGGAGAGTCTTTAGGGGAGGGCGGAAAAGAATTTGCAGAGATTGAAGGTAAAATCGATAGCGTTAAAAATAAATTAGGAGCATTAACAGCCACAGAAGTTAAGATAACTCCAGAAGCTCAAGCAACTTTTTTAGGGGAAGTACAATTAATAGTAGATGAAGTTAAGAATAATTTGGATAAAAAATTAGAAGAGGATATAGAACTAGCGAAAAAACGTGGATATACAGATGAAGAAATTGATAAGGTTAAAAATAAGAACCAAAACAGAAAAGATGAAGTTGAGAAAAATAATCAGATGATTATTGAAATATCTAATGCGGCACAAAAAGATAATAGAAGTTTTACAAAAGATGAGCAGAATGAGATTAATAATCTTATGCGTAATATAAGTAAAATTAATATGCAGAGTAGTGGGATTACACTTGATGAGATAGATGCATACATTGCCTTAAAAAGTGATGTTAAAAATACAAAAGCTGAAGATTTAGTACCTGTTATAAAAGAACTTAATGCAGCCGTAGAAAGTCAAAAAGAATTGCTGAAGACTAACAATGTTGAAGAAAAAAAGATGTTAACTTTTGATTTAGATAATGAAAAGATAACTAAACAAGAGTATGAAAACAGATTAAGTATCTTGGAATCTCAATATACACAAGATTTAGCTGAAATTGAGAGGTTGCGGGGAGAAGAGCTTGTTAAAATGTACGAAACCTATGGTAAGGTTATGGATTACATTAATATTAATACGGGAGAGCTTGAAAATAGTATTACTAGATTTTTTACAACACTTGGATTTGACGCTGAAAGAGATAAAAGGTCAATTGTTAATCAGTATGGTACAGGTGAGCAACAAGAACAAATATTAGGTGATGATTACACTAAATACAATACTAAATTACAAGAACATAAAATGAGCATTGATAATAGTATTCAGAGCGTTGATGCACATAAACAAAGCAATGAAATGGATGCTATGGCGGTTGAAGATAATATGCTAAAGACTCAGCAGAGTACATTAGCTACTCAGGGACTAACAGGAGCTACATATAATTTTGATTATTTTGCAAGTCAAGCAGCATCTAATATTAATAATGCTATCAATGGGGTTAATGCTAAAATTAATGATCTTAACAATAGATCTGTTAATGTATCAGTTGGTAACAATAATAATGGAGTAAAAATGTACGCTAAAGGTGGGATAGCTAATAAGCCATCTATATTTGGTGAGGATGGACCAGAGATAGCAATACCACTTAGACCAGGCAATAAAAGGTCGGAAGATTTAGTAAGACAAGCTGCCAGTATATTAGGTATGGATACGACTGGTGGAGGAGTACCAGGTGGATATAATAATAGCACTAGTAGCAATAATATAAATCTATCTTTTAATGTTACTGTTAATGGTGGAGATGATAATATACAAAAGGTCCTGGAATCAACTGCAAATAATTTGAAAGATAAACTTAGAGAGCTCTTAACAGAGATTGAGATTGAGAAAGCGAGGGCAAGTCTTGGATATTAATAATGTAACTTTAGATATTAAGCTTATAGATACTACATTTAAAATTACAGATACATATACAACAAGTAAGTATGATACATGGGATTTAATATCCTTAAGATTTTATGAGGATGAAAAGTATATGGATAGTCTTATTTATGCTAACAGAGAACTGAATATAGATGGTTTTATCGATTGTGATATACAAATCAAGATACCAGAGCTTAAAAAAGATTATACAAGCACATTACCGCCATGGAGGAGATAGACTTGATTAAAGTACTTATTGATAATGTAGATGTAACAGATAGTTTATTAATAAGAGATGTAGACTATGTAGATTATGCAAGAGGTAAGGTTGATCTCTTGGAAATTAATCTAAGTAATATTGACAAGGACTGGGAAAAATGGGGTCTTAAAATAGACCAGGAGATTGAAGTTATATATATAAGTGATAAGGGTGAGTACAGTACCAAGATTATGTTTGTTGATGATTTTAAGGTTACTCCAGGAGGATTTAAAATCTTAGCTAAGTCTATAAATCTCAAGTCTAAAACTAATACCACAAGGGTGTGGGAAAATGTGACCTTAGATACTATTTTTAATGATATAGCTTCACGGTATGGTTTTACTTATTATTCTTATGACACCATAAATTATGTATATAGTAGAGTTGAGCAACACGCAGGTGATTTCTCACTTTTAGGCAAACTAGCTGAGAGAGAAGGATATTCGATTAAGATATTTGACAAAAGGATTATACTCTTTAACGATAAGATATTTGAGTCTAAATCTCCGATCAAGACAATTAAACGAGATGAAATATTAGGTAATTATAATGTTAATACTAAGCAAAATAATAAATACTCAAAATTAGTTATTAATAGCTCTTATGGCAAAGTGGAGGAAGTATCAGAGGATATTGTAGGAGGGACTAAGGAGCTGTATGAAGGTGATATATACATAAGCTCCCTTGGTGAGGGACAGAGGTTTGCTAAGAATTTACTATATAAAATCAATCAAGATTATCAAAATATTATACTTAAGATTGATGGAGATGCATCAATAGCGGCAGGGAATACGGTTAATATTAGTGGATTTGATGAGTATGATGGTAAATATTTTATTGAAGAAAATAGAGTACATTTAGATAACAATTTTTTTATGGATTTAGCATTAAGGAGGGTTATGTAATGGTTATAAAGGGTAAGATAAGCTCATTTGAGGGATCAAAAATAAGGGTAGTATTTCCTGAGCGTAACAATATAGTATCTCCACCCCTCCCCTCTGTTGTTGTTCAGCCTTTAATAGAACTTATGGTGGGTGATACTGTTGTAGTAGGTTTTACAGGAGCCGAAATCCGAGATGGTGTGGTGCTTGGTAAGATAAATGATAGGTAAGTTTAAAGATAAGATATTTACTGTATCTAATGAGCAAATATATACTTTTAATTCATTCACAAACAGCGTAAAACTCAGCTATGAGGAAAAAGAGGTGGAAGGTAGTAAGTCTAAGATGTATATAAAGGGTGCATCATTACAGGATTTATCTTTAACAATTGATTTAATAGCAGAGCTTGGAGTAGACGTAGAAGCTGAGATAAATGACTGGAAAAGTTATGCAGAGATTGGAGTTAGGGATAGTTTGTATATAGCTAATAAAAAATATGGTGGTAATTGGATAGTAATTGGAGTCAGTGTGAGTGATATGATCAGTGATGCTAAAACGATTATATCAGCTACCATTAATGTAGATTTTAAAGAGTTTGCAGGTCAAGATAATAGCAAAAGTAAAAAAGTATCTAATGATAAATCTGATGCATCAACAAAGTTAAAGGAGTGATTATATGGGCATTAATTGGGAGATAGCAGATAAGGATCAGATTATACAAAATGCACGTAATTTAATAAGCGTGGGAATGTTTGATATACCTCTTAATAGACAGATAGGAGTATCGAGAGAATACTTAGATAAACGTAAAGAAGAAGCTGAATTATTACTCTTAAGTGAGATAGATCGTAATATTGATATATATGAACCCAGAGCGAAACTTAAAGGTTTGTCGCTTGAAGAAGATGGACTAGGAGATTACAAGATAAACGTAGAGATTATAGGGAGAGATTGATATGCTACAGTTGCTTGATACTAATCCTGATAAGATACTAAAAGAGATGCTATCTATAATGGAGGATAAATACAAGGTTAAGATATATGAGGGGGATCAAAGATATATTTTTATTTCTACCCTCGCTTATATCATATCTCTAGAGAGAGTGAGAGCGAATCTTGCGTTTAATCAAAATTTTTTAAGTGAAGCTTATGGGATTGCACTTAACCAAAAAGGTATTGATTTAAATACTCCAAGACTTGATGCTAATTATTCAGAAGTTGACTGTAAATTTATATTATCAAAATCTCAAAACATAGATTATAAGATACCTAAAGGTACTAGGGTTAGTACGATGGATAACCAGATGTTTGAGACTATAGATGATTTAATAATACAAAGTAATGAAACAGAAGGAGTAGTTAAGTGTAGAGCATCTTTACCTGGGACATTATACAATAATATAGATATTGGTTTAATTAATAGATTTGTCGATGTTTTACCTTATTTGGATTCAGTATCTAATATTAATAAGAGCTCTGGGGGGAGCGATGTTGAAGATGACGAATCATATAGAGCTCGCTTAAAGATAGCAGAGGCTCAATATTCAACCGCAGGACCGGTACTGGCTTATAAGTATTGGGCACTTAAATCTGATGCAGATATATCAGATGTATTAATAACTACACCCGAACCTGGGGTTGTCGAGATAAAACCAGTACTTAAAACGGGAGAGTTGCCGACAGAAGTCAATATTAATAGGATTAAGGATATGTTTGATAAAACTAAAAATTATCCTAATACAACTACATTGAGGGTTGTTATACCTGACACTTATAGCTTTAACATCAATCTTGATTATTATATAAAAGATACAGACAAAATGTATGAAAAAGAGATACAAGATAAAGTAAATACAGCAATTGATGAATTTATAATGTACCAAAAAATGAATATAAACCTTTATTTGAATCCTGATGACTTAAAAAAAAGAATATTAAATGCAGGAGCCTATATAGTTAATATAAAAGAGCCTGAATTTACAAAGGAAAATGTGGGTAAGGTGTTAGTTATGGGAGATAAAACCATAAAATATGGAGGGTTAGTGTGATAGGATTATATAAATTATTACCTAAGCTCTTGCGAGAAGATGATTTTAGTAGATGTTTATCTGAGGTTATAGATCAGTATATAAAAGAGATAGATGACGTATATAATGGATTATTTTTAATGCATAATTTAGATCAGTTTGATGATAGGGTACTTGATGAGATAGCTAAAGATAGGTCAATTGTATGGTATGATTCCGCTCTGCCGATAAAGCATAAAGCTAATATAATAAAAAATTACAGATCTACATACAAAAACCTAGGGACTGAAAGTGCAATATTACAGCTCATACATGATTATTGGGGATCCGCTGGATCTATAGACAATTGGTATGATTATGGTGGATCTCATCATAGGTTTAAAATAACTATTAATGATGTAGTTTTTGATAAAGCTTTTTTAGAGGCTTATGGTAGATTTTTATCATCATTATCATGGGTTAAGAGTGCTGATACTTGGTTAGATGGTGTGTGTATCAAACACAATATTAATACCAATACATACTTCGGTATCGGTATTAACAGGATTAAAAATTTTAGCGTTAACGTAAAGCCTTATATGGAAGATTCGTGTGAGTCTTCTTTTTTTATTGGTATTGGCATTAAGAGATGTAAAAAAATTAAAGTGCAAATTAATCCAATAAATTATAAAGCTATTTTAGGACGTTTTGTGTGTGGGGCAATGAAGGTAGGTGAGATAAATGATAATACATAGTTTTAGATTATTAAGTGATAATCTACGCATGAGACCTAAATTATTTTTCCGGGGCAAAAACATAGAGAATTTAGACCAATTTCCACGCGGCGGCATATCTGTGTCTTGGACTGGAGATCCAGAGGTAGTAGATAATGGTATAAAAACTGTACCTGGTACATATGGTATGTTTAACTATGACATGAGTGGCTGGCAAGAATTTACAATGTGTTATACTTTTAAGATACATGCTAAAGCTGATTGGAGAGGGTTTTTGAATTTAGCTTGGGGACGCTCTACAGTAGGTATGCGGATTGAGAACGGATCTGGAGATAGAGCACGTGAAACCTATTTGTGGGGTATCAACAATGATAACAAAGCTATAGTATCAATAGTAGGTGGTCCACCTGGTTTTGTAACTGATGTTGATAAAATTTATAACTTAATTGTAGTCGTGTCAAAAACAGAGCCTGTGAAGATATATGTAAATGGTAATCAAACACATGAACTTATACAACCTGATGATAAAAAAGGGTTTAACGGTAATGGACATGCTAATATAGACACTCATGCTTTTAATAGGCGATTATCCGCTAATAGATCTGAGGATAATGTAACACATTATGATCTACGAGTATGGAACAAGGCTTTAACCTACGAACAGATAATGCAAGAGGTGTTAGCAGATGCCAAAGATTATGGTATTGATATTACAATACATAGATCTGTCGTAAATAAATTCCGTGTGAATGAATATAAAGTTGGGGAGTGAGAAAATGAGTTATACAAAAACTGAGCGGATTGATAATGTTACTATAGTTGACGCTGCAAAACTTAATAAGATTGAGGATCAATTGGAGACTTTAGATACTCAAAAAGTGAGTAGGGATGGGAATAAAGGACTGTCCAGTAATGATTTTACAGACGCTTATAAAACTAAGCTTGATAATTTAGAGGATACGATATCAACATCGACGGAAGATAAAGTCGACAAAGAGGATGGTAAAGGTCTCTCATCTAATGATTTTACCGACGAATATAAGGTCAAAGTTGACTCGATTGCAAATGTGACAACAGACATAACAACAATCCAATCGACACTGGACACTAAAGTTGATAAGGACGGCAATAAGGTTTTATCTGATAATAATTTTACTAATGAGTTAAAGCAAAAAGTAGAGAGTATAGATGCTTTAAATACTACTTTAGATACTAAGGTAGATAAAGTTAACGGTAAAAGTTTATCATCTAATGATTTTACAACTGAGTATAAAAGTAAGGTTGACTTAATAGATGGAATACAAACAAAAGTTGATAGACTAGAGAGAGCATCCGATGTAATAGAGATAACAGCGGTTGATGGTAATATTACGCTGGAGACTAATAAAATATATAGGACTAATATTAGTAGCGATACTACTTTTATTTTACCTACTATAGATGATAGTACATTCCATCAGATTTTAGTACAAGCTGATGTATCAGATGGAGTTAATATTGATTTTGGTACTGAGTACTATTTTGGTAGTGGGTATCAAGGAGATGCGGGTAAGTATAATTTTATTTTTGAGCATAACGGCAGTGATTGGGTATATGGTGCTCTATACACAGGAGGTCAATAGTGCAAAATAAGAACTTATTTTTTGAGTATGTGGTATTGACTACTAAGAGTTACGAGTTTGTAAGTCACGTGGTAGCAGGTAAACAAATGAGATTTACTAAAGCTCAAATAGGTGATGGTGAGGTAATAGATCCAGATAATCTTGCTAATTTGGATGAGCTTATTAACTACAAAAGCGATGCTGATATAGTAGGTGTACGAGGTGATGGTAAGCAAGCAATTATAGATATTAATATAAATACCGATCATGTAACGGATGCTTTTAAGTTCCGTGAAGTCGGTATTTTTGCTGAAATCGATGGAGAGGAAATACTTTATGCTTATCTTAATGCTGGTGATAAATTTGATTACTTAACACCGAATGAAGGAGGTCAAACATTTAGCCAAACCATACAATTTGTAGTTGCGGTAGGAAATGCTGCAAATGTTGAGATTGTATTTAGCAAGGTAGATATACCTGATGCATCTATAAGATTATCAATGCTATCAGACGAGATTATGGATTATATTAATGGAATACAATCTGATATAAGCGAGCACATAACAAATGATATTTTAGGTGCAAATGGAGAACATGGATTAAAGTTTGATGAGACCCAAGCTAAGTTAAAATACAATAAAAATGGAGCGTGGATAGATATACCAACAGGGCAGGCCGCAGAATCCGAAATTAACAATCATAAACTTTTGTCAATCCTCAATGATAGTGGAGTACATGATTTTAGATATGTGGTAGACCGAAAAAAACTCCAGTATAAGACTGGTACAGGCTGGGCTGATATGGAGATCGAGGGGACTGGGGATATATCGGTCACCGGATTGACAGCTGACACCTTAAGAGCAGGGGTAACAGTTGTCATAACACGAGATGATCAAGAGATTGATAGGATTGTTGGATCTTATACAGATGATGCGACAGCAACGAGCGATGATATTATGCCAGGTAAAACAGCTTACGCTAATGGACAAAAAATTACTGGATCGATGATTGCAAATACAGGAGATATACAGTTAAGCAACCCATCAATAATCAACAGTAGGCTACAGAGTCCTACCATCCCAGATGGTTTGTATAAAAACGCTACAGTATCTTTTGGACACAATCTTTATCCTGAGTCTATAAAGGCTGGGATTGATATTTACGGTGTTAGAGGTACATATACAAATGATGCTAATGCAGTAGCCTCAGATATATTATCGGGTAAAACTGCTTATGCAAGAGGCAGCAAAATAACAGGTAATATTAGTACTTACTCAGGTGATAGGAGTATATCCGCTCCGACAATAAGTGGGAATAATTTGATTACTCCGACAATTAGTAACGGGTATTATAATAATGCTAGATTATCTTTTCCAAAAGGTAATCTATCGCCCGAGAATATCAAAAAAGGAGTTAATATATTTGGTGTCACTGGCTCAATGGATTCAGGGCGTGTTCTCGGTGCCTTGTGGGCAAACTTTTGGAATTCTGGAGGGGGTAAAAACACGGTTGTATGGGATAGTACTTATCTAACAAAGAGGAGTGATTTAACTTTAAGTTTAGCACAATCAGCTAATATTGTATTTAAAAAATCTATTTATACAACCGAAAACTCAATGTTCAGTTTCAATTATAATGATGGATATTATAATGCAAGTCAGCAATTTACTATGACGATAAATACTAGCTCTACAGGACAAATAAAAGTTTGTATTGTTATATTATTAGCTTAAATTGTAGCTAATTGTTATTATATATGGCAAATCCTCTTATTATGCGTTTATAGGTATTTTAAGAGGATTTTTATTTTAGCAATGTTATTACATTAAAATATTAAAACAATAGGCTTACAGGTTAAATGGTGAGGTTGTTTTTTCGGAGATTAGACAAAAAAAAGAAAATTGTGTAAGGGGAACAAATGAAGAATAGTAGATTTGTAAAAATTGGATTACTAATTTTAATATTAGTTTTTGCGATAGGGTTAAGTCTTTGGATTGGAATAGATTTTGCGATAAGGACATTAATACTTGTTATGTGCGTCGATTATGTTTTGGGGTTATCTCTTGCGATAAGCGATAAATCTAAGCATGGTGACGGAGGGTTATCAAGTCATATAGGGTATAAGGGACTAGTTAAAAAGATTAATATGTTATTACTAGTCGGTGTTGCAGTTATAGTCGAAAACTTTTTGATAGGTATGGGACTGCATGTTAAGTACATAAAAGACATTATTGTTATAGCTTTTGTACTTAACGAGATTATATCGATCCTAGAAAATAGTAAGCTAATGGGATTGGACATAACCCTTATGGTATCTCAGGCTTTAAAGATATTTAAAAATAAAAAATAACCTCTTTTCTCAAGTTTGAAGAAAGGAGGTTATTTTTTACGCAAATTAAAAAGCTCCTTAAATTTCTAAAGGAGATAACTAGAATTTTAAAACACCTAGTAGTTGTTCTAAGGCTAATTAAACAACTACTAAATATAATCAAAGATCTACTATCCTAATTATAGCACTTTCGGAGGTATTTTACAAATGAAAATCAATGAGAAACTAGTGAAGTATAATTTTTCGAGTCGTAAAGGAGAAAAAATAAAATACATAACAGTTCATGATACAGGTAATCCAGATAGAGGAGCTGATGCTGAGGCACATTTTAAATTACATGATAGAGCAGATAGAGGAGCATCAGCACATTATTTTGTTGATGATAAACAGATATTAAGGATTATAAGAGATGAGGATAAAAGTTGGCATTGTGGAGATGGAAAAGGAAAGTATGGCATAACAAATGAAAATAGTATTGGAATTGAAATGTGTATCAATAGCGATGGAGATTTTAATAAAACCTATCAAAACACACTAGATTTAGTTAAACATCTAATGGGTAAATATAATATATTAATTGATCGAGTAGTTAGGCATTATGACGCAAGCAGAAAGAGTTGTCCAGATACATGGAAACAAGATAACTGGGAGATGTGGAACAAATTTAAAAGTGATTTATTGAGATTAGATGCGAAAAATCACAAAGATTACACACCTTCCATAACATTATTGTATAAAAATGTTTTACAAAGAGAGCCAGATGAAGGGGGGCTTAAACATTGGAATAATCAATTGAATTTAGGATTGAGTTTTGGTGATATGTTGAAAGAATGGGCTGCGAGTGAAGAGTTTAGAGAAAAATATATATAATTATTAGAAGGTATACCTTTTAGAGGTATACCTTTTTTATTTTTGTAAGCAATTCTTACGAATTGCTTACATTATATAAAATATTATAGATTTTTACAGGTTATTGTGGGTATTTATAAGTGCTTTAGTTTCGTTTATATTTTGAATTTTACTATACTGTAAGCATCCATGAACTATGATAGATATTTATAAATTTTTACGTTTTGTCAAACATATCATGTAGAAACTATTGTTAGATTTACTTTATGACCTATACGGGGAATATATTAATATATTTTTATAGAATTTTTGATGAGGGATCTTCCCTCTTATTTTTATATTTAAAGATGAAATGTATTTTAATACAATATTTTCTATTTGTAAAAAAATTTATTTAAGGTAATAATAAGATAAGGTTAATAATTTGTTTAGGTTAATAATTTTGAAAGGTAGAAGTATGGAATATGGATAGAAAAAATTGTGATGATATGAATATAAACGTAGAAGATTACAGTACTGATAAATTATTAGATTTTTTAAATGAGAGCGATACATATTTTATAAAAGATGATAAAAGTGGAATTATTGGAAATAAAAAGACAGGTGTTATGATAGATAAGAGGACTGGTCAGAAAATTTTTGATAGTAAAAATAGGGATAGTTTAGAAATTAAAAATTATTTAGGTAATATAAAATATGATTTTTTAGATTGTAAGAGTTCTATTAAAAGCCTTAATACTTCTGATTTAAAAATTTTTGAAGATAATTCTAATAATAGTTCAAATAATAGTGAAAAAGAGAATGATATAAGCAATTTAAATCTATCTGAAAATAATTTAAAGAATTCTAATTTGAGCAGAGATAATTTGAGAAGATTGTTGTTAAATAGGGCAAGAAAGGTGAGTAAAAAACCTAGTAATATTGAAATTGAAAGTAGTTTAAATAAGAACAAGAATTTAAATTTAAGTGAAAGCAAGGATATTTCTAATGAAAATTTATCTGATAATAGTAAGAAATTAACTGAAGATAAGGAAGAAATAATTGATAAAAATATAAGTTTAGAAATAAACAAGAAAGAAGATGAATTAATAAGTGATAATATTGGAAGTGATGAAGAACTATTAAAAAAGATTAATTCTAAATTTAACAATGTAGAAAATGAGATTTCGGATATTAAAATTGAAGATTCGCATTTAAATGATTATAATTTTTATTCTTTTGAAGAATTTGAAAATTTAAATTCAGATATGGAGAGCTCTAAAAATGCTGCTATAGAAGTTAAGAGTGAAAAGAAAAAGATTAATGAATTAGATAAATTTAAGACAATTATGGATTTTGAAGATTATTTACTGATTATGAAAAGCGATGAAGAAATTCTCAAATCTCCATTTTCAGATGAAAAAATTGAAGTTCCTAAGGTGGTTGTTAAGGAAGATGAAGAGGGTGATTCCTTTAATCCATTTGATACTTTATTTGAGGTTGAAGAGATTGAGAATCATGATGTTAACAATGAAAATGCAATTGAAGAAGGAATGCTTCCAGAATTTAATTTAAATCAAACTATGAGTAAGAAGGTAAGTATAAGGGAAGTAATCAAAAATAAGCAGAAAAAGAAACAGGATAAGAAAGAGATGCAAGAGAAATTATTCTTTGAGACATTAGACGAGAGGATAGAACAGTTTAAGAATTTTAAAGAGAATAGTATAGATTCACAAGGTGTATTAAATGCTATTAATATGGATTTAAATAAGATAAATTCTTCGATCAAGGTTGAGTTTAATAATTTAAATAAACGAAGGAATGTAAGATCAAAGGATGGATCATATAAGAAAACATTGAATTCTAAAGATGATAAATTTTCCCTTCAAAATTTACTCGAAGAGATTTATGAGGAAAAAGGGGAAGAAGCAAAGGGACTTGATACAAATGAATTAGATATAGATGCTATAAAGAAAGATTTATCTAATAATGAAAATACAAAACAAATAGTAAATTAAAAATTGGGTTTAAATTTGTATAAATATTTACTATAATAGTTTTAATGCTAAAAATGAGAGGACCAGTTTATGGGAAAGTATAAAGATGATCAAGAAAACATTTTTGATAAAAATGAATTCTATAAAGAAGATGATGAGGAAGATTTGTCTGATGAGTATGCGTATCTTTTAGAAGATGAGGATAGCCTTGAGAGTGATGATAAACCTCTACCCAAGAGATCGGAAAATAGAAAGCATAGGGGTAGGTTTTTATCTACGATTTTAGAATGGGGTATAACGATAGTTGCAGCTTTGTTAATATCTTTTCTAATAAATAAATTTTTAATATTCAAGGTATATATACCTTCAGAGTCTATGTTTCCAACTCTTAAGGTTGGAGATCAGCTTTTTGTAACTAAAATGTATAGTGCAGATTCTATACAAAGAGGAGATGTACTTGTATTTTATTCGGAAGAATTCAATGAATTACTTATAAAGAGAGTTATAGGGCTTCCAGGGGATGATATAGTTGTTAAGGCATCGGGAGAGGTGCTTGTGAATGGTGAGGTACTTAAAGAGGATTATGTTTTTCAAAAAGATGAAACTGCCATATTTGATTTGAATTTTAAAGTTCCTGAGAATGAATATTTCTTCCTTGGAGATAATAGAGCGAATTCTCTAGATAGTAGATATTGGAGTGATCCTTATATAAGCTTTGATGATATAAGGGGAGAGGCAAGAATTATTGTTTATCCATTTAATAGGATTAAGTTATTAAAATAA